CAATTTAAGATCGGCTGCGAGATCAAAGCGATAGATTACGTCTGGGTATTGAAGTTGCAAATATCGAGCGATTTGCTCATAGAGCTTATGCTCGAAACTATATTTTGGAATTCGTCTCATTTTTTGTTACCTCCTTTCTTTTGGTTCTCCACTGCAGGTCATAATACTGAACCATACAGTGGAGACAAACAACTTAAAACTAATGTGAGGAGATAATACAAATTACCTTTGTACCAACAATCTACAATAGTAGAAATTCAATAGTTAATGGTTTATTAGTTTTAAGTTAGTGGGTTAGTGGCTGCGTCTGTATTGACATTTAACTGGTTATTTACTTAAGGGGGTATACCAGCACCACATTACAATTTATTTGAGTCTTTTTAGCTTTTTTAGTAATCTTCAGAATCGATGTCAAAATATTTGGAAAATATCTTTTTAAGTTTTTTCGCGATTTCTTTCTTCGTATCATCCTCATCGTCTTCATCACAGTCATTATCACTACCCTTTTCATCTTCAGATTTTGAGGTTTTTATTTCTTCGAAATTAGATTTGAGTTTTTCTAAGATTTCTCTGCCAAGATCGGTATCTATTTTTGCTACGGCTTCAAAAAGCAGATTTATCATCTCATAGATTGCAAATTTTGAGCCTACTGTGGCATTTACTACTTCACCAGTATTAGATACTCCAATAGCTATATATCCAATAAGTTTATCTTTCGAAACACATTCTTTAATTATTTCAACCGCAGAGCCAAGATTCTCTAATTCTTTGTGTTTAATTGTTCTAGCACCTGTAGACTTGATTAATTTTTCTATTAACTCATTTAATCCATCGTTCATTTCGTTGTTTTTCATAGTTTCTCCTTAAAAATTAAATTATTACTCTAGCCCTTTGCCTTGATCTAACCTATTGCCATATCCGTTGTTGATTAAGTATTCACGAAGTTCTGCCGCCATTGTCAGAATCCAGTTCAAGCCATCTTCAAGTGTTTTACGGTTTAAGTAAACGACTCCCACCGTGATATGGTTTTTGTCGGTATGGTGGATGTGTTGATTCTTGCAATAGAACTCAAAGCGCTTGAGTTCAGGGTAAAGCACTTGATAGACTTCCGATTGCTTTGAATTTGTATAGTCGGTAGCTGAAGCTTTACCTGTCTTCCAATCAATTCCAGTCGCGCCGTCTTTAACATCTAGTACGCCAGAGATTACACACCAATCTGTTAATTTACGGACTCGCTTGGTTGC